GAAGCTCGCACTGCCGGCGTCCTTGAACACTCCGGTCATGAGGTAGACGACGGGTAGCTCTGCCGACCGGCCCTGGCTGGTGTATTGCTCGAGACTGCCTCTTACCTGGAAGGCGTGGCTCTGAAAAGGACTCGCCGACATGGTAAGCGTTTCGGCGTCAAAGGACACCCACTTGATCTTGGACTCGAGTTTATCTACCCCGCTCCACAACTCCGCCGTGCCGGCCATCCCGAGGCCCTTATAATCGATCATGCGATGGCGCGGTTGCGGTATTTCGACTTCTTCAGCGCGGCCGAGTAAACCGATCCCGTCGATATACACATTCGCATTGGTCAGAGAATTGATCTGGATATTCATTCGGCTACCTCAGTGGTTGTTCGACATTAACTAGGCCGTCGCGATGGCGGAGGTGGTCAGTGCACTGGTCTGACCGAGCTGCTGCAGAAGCGATACGTCGATGAAGGTCTGGAAGGTCAAACGCTCTGCCGGAGGCGGTGGCATCACGTCGATATCGAACACCAGTTGCCCGGCAGAAATCTGAGCCGGAGGATTCTCGGTCGGGTCATAGCTGGCACTGCCGGCTATCAACGCTCCGCGCTGAATAAGAGTCCGGAGAAATGAATTGACCGACGCGACGATAGCCGTGATGAGCGCGTTGGAAATCGGCTGGTCGATGAATTGCAGCATCGCGAGTACCACTGACTCCTCGATCACATCCATCGTTCGCCGCACACTTATAAAGTTGTCCGGCTCGGTAGAACTGGGATACGCGGCTGAACGATTTCCCCACACACGAAGTCCGGTACCAAATGCGTTGAAGACCGTGAGTATCCCGGTAGCGTTAAGGTTGTTCACGTCCGAGCTCGAATCGACCGCCGACGAGTAAATCTGTACGTCAGGACCCAGAATACCTTCCACCTGCACGTTGGAAGGCGACCACCAGTATCCATTAGCAAGATCCTGAGCGGCGATAGCTCCTGCCACCCACGATGAATATGGTCCCACCGCCAGCGCGTTTAACTGAGAGGTGACCGGCAGCCCGGTGGTGCTCAAAGCTACCCCGGTCGGAATAATTCCAGTGTCGTAAAACGTTTCCTGCGGATAACACAGGATGGCGCGCTTGCTTGAAGTATTGAATGCATTCCCGACCGCGCTACGATTGCTGATCGCACTGGCAACCGGAGTCGCGGGAGGTGAGTCCACCAGGGCTACAGCGCGGACCGCGTTTGCCAGCGTGACTTGAGCAACTGCGACATCCGCAGACTGCGAGAATCCCGGCGCGATAAGAATCTTCGCAAAGAACCCCATGGTTCCATAGGTGGTCAGTAAAGCCTGCGCTCCAGTATAAACACCGGAAGTCACCGCACCGATAACGTCAGAGTCCTGAACCTTGGTAGGATCGGCATAGTCGAAGGACACCAGTACCGTGGCGCCCGAAGCTATATGACCTCCCGACCCAGTCGAGACGATCTTTACTACTCCATTGACCAAGTCGACGGTGTAGTCAGTTCCGCTTACATAGGTCGTAGCCGCAGGATCCGTAGTGACTACCACGGCCGAGAGACCCATGTGTCCGAGGTTGATCATCCCTTGAGCGTTGAACGTGTAAGCCGTAGCAGCCACGGAAGTGAAGTGCCTGGTCGAATCAAATACGTTGACGACAATCACCTGGCCCGCACCCTGATCCTGAATTGCCGCAAGCGCATACGGAATCGTATAACCTCGCACCAATGGTCCGAAGTTCGACCCTGCGAGTGCGGATGAAATCAGCGTCGGAGTATTGATGGCCGGCGCGGATGCGGGCGTCTGAACTGCCCACGATGGAGCAGTACCAATCAGACCGATTACCGCCGACTTGACGATCGCCACAGGTATCGGACCACTATCGACTTCGATCACTTCAATTCCATGTAAAAAAGCTTGCTGGCATTTCTTCACCGTATGAGTTTGAGTTGAGCTCCGGATAAGACTGCGAGTGCTAGACCAAAGGTATTGATTCCCCGGCTATTGCTATGGCGGAATCGGCATAACTCCACGCGATCTCAACCAAGGCTCCGATTGCAATCCCGCCGGTTGCCACTCGGGTCACGATTCCGTTCGCAGGAGAGAGCGTGAAGTCGGTGTTGAGGACGAACGCTGAACCGCCCGATGCCGCGACTTCAAGGGCTACAATGTTCCCATTGGGAAGCTGGATCTGGTCCTGCGTGTTGAAGGTGAACTGCGTCGCGCCCACTGTGACTGTAGTCTCACCTGACGCCTCGAGAGCGAGGCCTTTGATAAAGAGTGGAAAGTCTTCGACCGTGGAAGGCTCGACCGCCATAGTCGTCAGCGCGATGGTCAGGAGGTACATCCATACCCCGCCATCGACGTCGCGCTCGATGAATTTTTCGCGGACCATGAAAATCTTGCGCGCGCCAGGAACTCTATAGCCGGTCAGCGCGGCACGGATCGCTTCCAGGATTGCGTATGCTCCAGGGGAGGTGCCGCCCGGGGGACCGCCGACATTCCATCCTAGATCGCGGACCAGCACGGTAACATCGAACTCCATTTTGCGTTCCTGGACGGTCGACCCAGTATCCACAACCTGTCCGTAATCTGATCCGCGATACACGACCAGTGCCGCGCCAATCCTATGGGTAAGCCGATAATTCTTGGGGTTGTCGGGAAAATGCGCGACCTCGATCGCCGACACCATCACAGCTAGCCGGGCGACGATCGCCGCCTCGATAGTAGATATATCGATAGGTGTGGGCGGCGAAAACTGCTGCCCAATCCAGGGCGTGTCGAGAAGCACTCCCATGATCCTAGAATCCCTTCATGCTTCTGCGATCGAAGACTCTCTTAGGTCCGTCCGCTTGTTCGGCGCCCTGTGAGATCGCCGTCTCGTGTCCATCTACTCCTATCCCCAGGGTCATCTCGCCTGTGGCGACCTTGGTCAGCATCGCAATGGCATCGTCGTAGCGCCGCCGCGCATCCACAAGGTCATGAATCGGCCGCAGTGATTGCAGTCGGTAGATTGCCACGTCACAGGCGAGGCGATTCAAAACCTCCGGCGGGTCAGTCAGGGGCAGTGTGAAGCGACCGCCCAAATAACCGTCGACTTCCGCCGATGCGTCGTCGAGCGCCTGCTGGAGGACGGTGCTGTTGATGGTGGTGATCGTAGGATCCTCGTTGGTGAGCTGAACCAGGTCGCGATTCGGATAGCGATTGATAATGTCCTGGGGTGTCGCGTAACTCATGAAGGTCCTTCCCTTAAGCCAGGTACTCGCTGACGATCAACTCCGCGCTGTTGCGCCAGATGTTAGTGGTGGAAACTCCCGAGCTAAGACCCGCGCCGGCGGTGAATTCCGAATTGAGAAGCTGACGTCCTACTTCTTCAAGCGCGGGAGGCACCAGAAGATAGACTCCCTTGCCGCTCGCGAGAGTCCCGAATGGCATCGCCGCGTCGGTCTTAAGTGATCGCATCGCCGCGCGTGCCGCACCGTAGTTCGCCGGGTTGGATAGATCCTGGTTGCTCGCATAGGCCAGCTGCCAGAGACCTACCCCGGTGTTGGCGCGGCCATCGACGCCGTAACGGAACTCCCGGCGCGTAAAAACCCCTTCATCGTTGATCGCACTCATCCTGGTCACGGCGTATTCGCGGCGGAGCTGAAAGATGAATGGCCGGATGGCGCGCGAAGCATCGATCAGAAACCAGTAGGAGCCCGATCCCGAGCTGTTGATGTTCGAGGCTGTCGAGTCGGCATCCGCACGCCCTAGCGGACCGACCGGGTGCGTCGACGCGAAAAATGGTTGCCCGTCGTAACCGATCACACTGGAGGGAGTCGTCACCGAGTTCTTGATCATCTGGAAGAGCAGCATGTCGGGATGGACCTTGGTGTCCCATCCGAGTTGTTCGATGATAGGTTCATAGACGCCGTAGGTGTCGTCTTCGATGTCGTTGCGATCGATCGAGACTGTGTCTTCGAAGTTGCGGTTAGCGATGGTATAGGAGTGAGACTCGAGCGCCTGGATAACCCGGTCGCCGAGCCATTCGCGGAATTTGGTCGTGCGTCCTAGCCATGGGTAAGTGCTGATGCGGCTGGAGGACCGGACGATCGAGCTAATCGATTCGTAGTATGAGGGAGGTTTGTCGAATCCGCGCTGAAAGACTACGTCGAAGCCGGTAAAGAGTGCGGAAAGATTTTGTGCCGATAATTCCATCTTGCTTCTAACTCCTTGCTAGTTGAAGGCGCCTATACCGCGGAGGTGTTCTGATGCCACAGATCGACCCACACTTCGCCTGACGGATTGCGACCA